GCATTGGGAAGAGCATCAACCGCATCAGTATAATTGAAAGGCTGCGCGCCAAACACATTAAATAGATGCTGTTCACAATCAAAGGAAGCGCAATAGTCTACGTTTTCATCTGGCTGTACGACCCAAATAAGTTCTTTGCAAGGATGATTGAAATTTAGCTTAATCTTATTGGAAGACGAACCAACGGATTCATCTCCAGTAAACTGTAACTGCTCAATGAGATATTCATGAGGATTCTGCGCCATACGTCTACGCTCATCCGTATCAAGGAATACATAATCCACATATAAAGAGGCAGCGACAATCGACTGAGAATAAGCAGTTGCTACCTTTTTGCCACAGCCCAACCCAGGAGATGGCGTAAGGAGACCCGCAGTGAATGTCGCGTCATTCTCTAATTTATCTACCGCCCACAAACATTCGTCAATCGGACGAAGATCCAGATTAATACGAACCTCGTGGTACTGAAGCGCAATAAGAGGAAGAGCTAAACCAGGATTACGGCAATACCAGAACTGGAACGGCACGTAAAGAGTGGTTTCAGGAAGAGCATTACGAGGAGCGCATACCTGACGAGGAGCATTAGCAGTACACGGACCATCCACAGAGTTAAAGTGAGGATCCGTCACATACGTGAGCTGAGTAGTGTTACCAACCATCTGATAGTACCCACGCTCCTGCTCAGCAGAGAGAGTAAGCTGATTCCAGATATGCATCCAATCACCATATTGACGATCAATACGCTGACCACCAATTTCTACCTCTACCTGAGAAATAAGCTGTTCACCGGGGAAATCTAACCAGCGAGCATATACGCCGCCCTTGAAATCTTTGTTGGAGGTCGAATCGGGTTTCCAATCTGCCTGCGTGAACTCCGGATTCATCTGTTGGTTAATTTCAGGCAATGTCACCTGAAGATAGGTGCGGTATGCTAAGTCACCATTGCGTGAAACAGTGCATGTTACACGACGACCGAAATCGGCCTGGCCATTGAAAGTCTGTTCGATAGACTCCATGGCAAAATTGGTATGACGACGGTAAGTCACCTTCCAAAAAGTAATTTGAGGATTACCCGTCAAATAAACATCTTGTGCGCCATAAGCTACTAGTTGCATTAAACCGCCTCCCATATTATAATATTGCTAAAGAAAAAAATATTTTGAAATAACTTAATTAAATTTTTGGAATCTCCAATTTGTCTTTTAAAAATCTCAATAAATAATCATTGCTAAATATTTCCTTCTTTCCCTCGTGTTTTTTTCGTAATATATAGGTTTCTTTGGTTTTTTTAATATCCCAACCATCTTCAATGGCATTATAAAACATCAACATTTTTTTATACAAAATAGGATCTATATCCATTATATCTAAAAATGAAAATATTATTACAGTTTTATCTAATTTATATTTAAATACTAAAAAAATTATTATTTATGCCCTACAAGAAAACAAAGTCAAAAACGAATATAGAAAATATTACGGTAGACAATAAACATAATGAGTTACAATCCTTATATTCCAAGAATCGAAAAATAGTAGCAAAACTAGAAAAAGAAAATGCTAAACTATCTAATAAAATAAAAAAATCAGTATCTGTAGACTTTCATATAGAAATAAAAGACGAGATATTCAAAAACAATAAACGGATAAGTCAATTAAATAATCTAGAACGACAGTACTACATAGATAATGCTAAACATATATTTGAATATTTTGAAAATAAAAAAGATATATCAAAAGATATAAATAAAAAACATATATTAAATAATTTTTTTAATAATAAAGAAGAGGAATCATCTTATGATGATAATATTGTTAATTATTTTAAAAATACTAATGTAGTATTTCCGAATAATAACTATGTATATAATGAAGATGTATGCAATTTATGCCACGAAGGGGAGTTAATAGAGCAGGTTAGTGATGGTATGAGAATATGTAATAAGTGTGGAAATTATGTAAAATATATTGTACAAAATAATCGCCCTTCCTATAAAGACCCTCCAAAAGAGGTGTGCTTTTATGCGTATAAACGGATCAACCATTTTAGAGAAATATTAGCACAATTTCAAGCGAAAGAGTCCACCAATATATCAGAGAACATTATAGAAAATATCAAAAAACAAATAGAAAAAGAGCGAATATCATATGATGAATTAACTAATTTAAAAACGAAAGAAATTCTCAAAAAATTAGGGTACAATAAATATTATGAACATATTTCCTATATTAAAGAAAAATTGGGAATTAAACCACCGGTGATGTCTATTGCGCTGGAAGAAACCTTATGTAATCTATTTACCGAAATACAATCGCCCTATTCCAAATATTGTCCTAAAGAACGAGTGAATTTTTTAAATTACTATTATACCATTTATAAATTTTGCGAAATGTTGAATTATAGAGAGTTTTTGCCTTACTTTCCAATGCTAAAGGATAGAGAGAAAATCATAGAGCAGGATATTATTTGGAGGAAAATATGTAAAGAATTAGATTGGAAATATATTCCTACAGTATAAGATGGATAAGGACACATACAAAAAATACAACGTGTTAAAGAACAATAATACCATTTACCAATCTATTTGGTGTATTAAAAATAACATGGATAGAAATGCCTATATACATTATTTATATGTTTGTCTAAATAAAGATGACCCCTATATTATCCATCAATACTATACGGATAATGCTTCTGTTGGAATGCCTAAAGTATTAAATGTGAGAAAATTATACGTGTATTTTAATCATTATCATTATCAGTTCGAATTTGAGATACAAGTGTTTAAAAATCAGAACTGTATATCTACTCGGTCCTCTATAAGGCAACCATTAGTATCTATGATTGATCCTACTAGTTACTTATATCAACGGTGTGTTAAATATAATAATATATTGAAACAATTATTATATTTATATATAGTTAAGATTGGTTTTCCTAAAGGTATAGCCTATCATATTGGTTCTTATTTAATGGGGGAACCCAACCAGATTAGCCCCGATACCGAAACCCGCACCACCCCTAGCAGTCGCAGCCATAGCAGGTACATAAGTGTCTAAAATGGAAAAGGTTGCCGCGGCAACGAGAGAAATTAACGCTACTTCATCCAGTTTTAATTGCACTTTGGGAATCGCGTAAGCCGCTAGCGCAACCATTAATCCTTCTACTAAATATTTAATAGCACGCCGGAATAATTCTGTCAAATTGAACATTATATATATATCTATACAGAAAAAATATATATTATTTAAAAACTTAAATAAAATGGACTAATACATAGGAATGTATGAACCTAAAGAAAACGATGGTGTAATAAATAAGAAATATGTAGATTTATTGGAGGAGGACCGGGCCATTGCGAATCAAAAGTATGTGTGTGTTTCGTTTGTTTCACCTGAAACGGTATTAAAACAGAAAGAGTTGTTTTTATTCGAATCCTTTGTAAGTCAATGGCAATTTACTAAAGCAACGGAAAAATATACTCAGTTTTTTCATTTTTTGGCATTTAAGTATTCCCTAAACTTTGATGCTATTTTGGTAGATTTTACGGAGTTTATGGAAAGTGAGAAGGGTGATTTAATGATGACAACTATTTTGGCTGATTATAGAACCTATAAAGATCAACACGAAGAATCCCTAGAAGCAGAATTTAGTAAAACAATACAGTTTCAAACCTCTACACGAGGGTTAAAGGTCAGAGGGGTATACCCTACTCAAGAAGAAGCTGAATTGCGTTGTAAATTACTACGTGAGGTTGATCCTAATCATGATGTATATGTAGGACCTGTAGGATTATGGATGCCATGGGAACCGGAAGCGTACAAGACGGGGAGGGTAGAATATTTGGAGGAAGAATTAAATCAGCTAATGCATGAAAAACAGAAAAATGAGGTAAAGGCAAAACAAGAATTCGACAAGCGAGTGTTAGAAACGAAACATAAAGCGATTGAAGAAAATAAGAAAAAGGCGGCGGAATCTGGAAACCTACTTAGTCAAAATATTGATAAAGATGGCAATCTGTACAGTGTGGATAAAACTGGGAAAAATAATGAAATTACCGTTGAAGAAATGAGACAAGAATTATTTGAGAGCGAAGATGTAGTGATTGGAGATAGTGACCATGGATTATCTCGTCTAACCGAAAATCAACCTACTGGTAGTGCAAGCGATAAGAGTGAGGAATACGAGGAAGATGAGGAAGATAAGAGTGAGGAAGATAAGAGCGAGGAAGATGAGGAAGATAAGAGCGAGGAAGATGAGGAAGATAAGAGTGAGGAAGGCGATGGTAGAGTATAATACCTATCATCTTTGGGATGATACCCGCTATAGCTAATTAATTAATATAAATATAAATTAAAATATATATTTATATTAATGGTGAGGTGTTCTCATGAATCCTGTAAAAAAAAACTGACATTGGTCGATATCTCAATTAAATGTAAATGTCAGTATTCTTTTTGCACGGTACATCGTCCGATAGAGAATCATATGTGCATTGAAATAACTCCAGACGCGTATCCTTTAATTAAATGTGTGCCAAAAAAAGTAATTATGATATAAATATAAATAGGATAATACTAGATATATTTATATGTCATCGGTACAATTTGCGTTAGATGATGGTTCTATTCTCTCTTATACGATGGATCGGCAAAGCTATAGTACAGATCCGGAGGTATATACGATGGATCGGCAAAGCTATAGTACAGATCCGGAGGTATATACGATGGATAATGTGCTAACGGATGAAGAGTGTGATCATTTTATTAAAGAAGCCCAACCGGGATTAAATCGTGCGATGGTAGGCGCGGGATTAGATCCAAATAATATGGATGGTACCTATAGTACTAATAGAACCGGGACGAATTGTTGGTTTCCGGTAGATCATGATGAGGTTTTTGCTAGAGTTGGAGAGAAGATAGCCGATTTAGTAGGGCATTCAATTAAAAACGCCGAGCAGTTTCAAATAGTTCATTATGATGTAGGGGAAGAATTTAAAACGCATTATGATGGCTGGGACCAAGACGGTACAAGTGAGCACTTTCATAATTTTAAACACGGAGGTAATCGTTTATTAACGGCTCTGGTGTATCTGAATGATGTGGAAGAAGGCGGAGGAACCAGAATGACAAAATTAAACGTGGATATTACCGCTCAAAAGGG